CCAAATCGGAGATTTCAAGCTCCAATTCCATCGCCCTAGTCATTGCTGCCTCCTTTCATCGCTTCGCCGGCTTTCGCCTGTTGTGTTGCGTGGTTCCAGTAGTTGTATAATGCTATTAGCCGAGCCTTAGGTATCTTGTTCAGCGTTGCGTATCCGCTCTGCCTTGTCACCACAGCCTTCACTGCCGACATCGTCATAGCCTTTCCTACCGTCTTGTGGTAGCCGAACACGGCAGCGATTACCCGCTTTCTCCATGTGTCCATCTTGTCGCCAGTAGGCTGCTTTCTGTTGCCTTCGAGAGAGCCGATTACGGCTGCAAGCTCAAGGTTGCTCATGTCCTTGCTGCTTGTTTTTCCGAATCCTTCGAGCAATGCCTCCTTGTCTTCGTCTGTCAACCCTTTCTTCGTGCAAAGGGTGTGATACCTCTTCAGCAGCCTTGCGTGCTGAATCTGAGCCTTTGTCTGTTGTTCCGTTATTGTCATTGTCATATCGTTATGTTATAGTTCGCCCCAATATTTTTTTGCTCTTTCTTCGTTTATCGTGTATGGTTCTCCGCCTCCGTACCTTCCTGTCGCTATCATCCGGAAGTGGTCCACCTTCATGAGTATGCTCGCATCCTTCTCTATCTTCTTGGCCGTTGCGCCCTGAAGCCCAAGACCCTCCACGTGGCTGACGAATATGAACACCTTTGTCGGGAACAGCTCTTTGAGCTTCTTGTACTGTGGCACCGTCAGGTCGATGAACTGGATGGAGTCGGTGAACACGAACTTGGGGGATGCGGGACGTTTCAGACGCTCCACCATCTCGTCGTATTCCTCCTTCACCATCATCACCGAAGATGCCTTCAAGTCGTCCATCCTAACTCTTCTGTATGCCTCCATGATGGAGAGGGAAAGTCCTTCCTCATAGCTGTTATAGTAAACCTTGCCGAAATTCGATGCCAAGTACTTCACCAGCTGCATGCAGAGGGACGTCTTGCCGTTCTTTGGCTTTCCGTAGATAACCCACGTTCCTCTGTCCGCAGGAATTCCGCACGCATCCCGCCATTTTCCTTCGAAGTCGAGTGTGGGATAGTTCCTCTTCATCACGTCCTTAATGTTGTAAGCCCGCTTCATTTCCCCTTCATCTTGTTTATTGCGAATACCTTGCGACGCACTCTCCGAAGGTCGTTGTCGCTGTCTTTCTCTATCTCCTTTATCTCCGTCTTGCTGTCAATCCCGTTTGCCGTGCATATCTCCGCAATGTCTGTCGAATTCGTTGGTGACAATGTGATGAAACGGTGCCCAATACGGCTGTATATTTCCTTGTAGCCCTTTTTGTTAAGACGGATGCCCCTCGTTATCTTCTTCTGCAGATAGTCGGTAGCCATCAGCACTATGCCGCAATGGTCCTCCAACTTGTTGTAGAGCGTGATGAAGAAATAAAGGACTTGATCGCTCAGTTTGTCGGCTTCATCTACTATCAGCAGCGGGCTGTCCGTCCTCTTCAGTGTCTGTACGATGTAGTTTACCATCTCGCCTACTGTGTCGCCCTCCGCATTCCTGCCAAGCACTCTTAGTAGTTCGAGAAGGAATACCTTCCTGTTCCAGTATTCCGAGCAGCTTAGCACGAATACGTTGTGATGTGACTCGGCATAGCACTTAGCCGTAACACTCTTTCCGCTGCCCGCTTCCGCACACACGGCCATTACCAATGAGTCTTCCTGTGCGTCGGAGAATGTCTGTGTCAATTCCTTGTAGTTCTTAGTTTCCACGATGTTCCATTTCTTTAATATGTTACTTTCTCCGCTGTCCTGCCTTATTGCAGCCGCTATGCTTCGCCACATGTCGTCACGTATTAGCGACCAATTGTTGTTGCGGACCTGCGATATCGTACCTGCGCTCACTCCGATGAACGTCGCCGCCTTGTTTGCCGAACCTTTCTGCGCCACGAACACCTCCAGTTGTGTCCTGATAGCCTCTTTCTCTTCGTTAGTCATAAATATATAATTAATTGATTAATACTTGCTCCTTATGTCGGACATGTCGATGTTCGACACCTCCTTGGTGAACTCGCCGTAGTCCTCGTGCTTCGCCGCCTTCTTGGCGGATATTCCTTTCAACTTCGGCATGTTCAGCCCGTGCTGAGACGGGTGTACGCCTGCCTCCTCCATGATGCGCTCCGTCTCCGCCTGCATCCCGATACGCATCTGTTTGTTTCTTTCATCCATAACCCTGATGAAGGAGTGGTCCAACTTGTCCTGATCCTGCAGGGCACGGTGTACCTTTATGTACTTCTGTGCGAGAGCCTCGAATCTGTATCCGTTAGCATCCTTCGTGTAGAGGGAGACGATGCTCATGTCCTTAGGGTCGTACTTTACGTGGAACTTGCGGTCCACGTTCTTCGACAAGAAGTCGAAGTCGGGAGCCCCGTCGGCCGTCAATACCTCCCACTCGTACTGAATGCCGCAAACCTTCATTTGAACGCCGTTTGAACGGTATGTGATTGGGGTCGGGTTTATGATTCCGAAGATGTCTATTAGGTCGAGCATGGAGACCGGCTGCGCCTGTTCGTTCTTACTCTTCCGGTATGCTTCGATGCGGGTCATGTTAGTGCCAGGAAGGATGGCGTTGTTCCATTCTTCTCGCCGCATGAGGTATGTCTTCAGCGCCTCTTCCTTGCTCGGTAGGTTCTCCGTATTGGCAAGCACCATCTCCATGTTGGGGCGGCTCTCCATCTTCTTTGCCGTCACGTTCTGCCCCGTGAAGAACCATTCTTTGTGAAGGTACTCCGACTGGAAGCGGCCGAAGATGCTCTCAATCGTCTTGCTTCGCCCGTTGTACGGCATGGTGGTTATGGCCACGCGGGTAAGGCTCTTGAAGAAGTTGCCGCCCATCAGTTTCTTATGTCCTCCTTGGTTATCGAACTTGATTTCGTAGGGTTTGTGCCCTGCAAACTGCAATGCCTTTCGGTATGCGTAGTACTGGTCCGCGAAATTCTCCGTCTTCGACTCCTGGTATCCGAGGAAACACTCCGAATAGACGTCGACAACCTCATATACGTTCATCGTGGCACGTTTGCCGTTCTCGTCCAGATAATAGTAGTTGAGCTTCGTTCCGTCACCATACCACAGCGTATCGCGCCTGGTAGGGAGGATAGTGCGGTGCTGGCGTGTGTACTTCTCCTTCGCTTCCAATTCTCCATATCGCATTCCGTACCACATCGGCTTGATTTCTGGGCGTTCGAGGAATAGACGTATCGTGTCCTCGCTCTTCAGCGGCTTCCATGCGTCTTCGTCGTCGCCTCCTGCATGTCTCACCACTTCCGCATTGTATGCGTAGAACAGCTGCTTCATGGTCAACTTTTCCACCGGAGTGGCGAAACGTGCTATGAGCCACAGTTTCGCCTCCGCTGTCAGTTTTTCGGCCTGTTTCTTACCGTAATTGTTATGTATAAGCACCCTGTATCCGCCGTTCAAATACTCTTCAAACCTACGTTCGAAGCTTCTCACGTTGCGTGGCAGGTTGTTTGTCCAATCCCCTTCAGCAAGTCCTTTCGCCTTCTCCACACAGCGTGCGTAGTATTCCTTATTGCTTATGCGACGTCCATTCTCTCGCATCATTCGCCTCCTCTTTGCGAAGTAATCAAGCAGCGAGGCCTCGTTCACATACTGCGTCTGCTTGTCTTCAGGCAACGCCCGCTGTTTACCGGTCTCGTCCATGTAGCGGAATTCTGCGTAGAAGGCAATCGCCTCCTGCTTGCGCTCTATCTCCGTAACCGAGAGCGTGGAGTTGTCTGCAGCCTTGCCAAGGTGCAGCTCTATCTGCCGCAGTCTGCGTGATGGGATGCTGGACACGACGATCCGCGTCTCTCCACCCTTCGCAAGGTCTGTCGTGTGAAGGCCGGAGCGTCTGATGTCATTGTAGTATTGGTTTTCTGTCAGCCCGCAGCGAATCCAGTCGTTCACGCTAATTGTTAATATGTTGTCTCTTATCTCGTACATCTCATTGTCTTATTCTTAATTTGTTGCAGGGGAGGGATTCGAACCCTCCAACTTAACCCTTACGGGGTCGGCTTTACCCTTTTAGCTACCTGCACGGCCGTTCTATATGTGCCATTTAGAACCCAGCGTCGTGGAGCACCTTCTCCACGTCCGCTATGGTTGCGTTATCTACTCTGTTTACCAACTCTCCGTTTCGGGTTACCCAAACAATGCTGTTGTTGTAGTTTGCCCATACCTGCAGGCGGTCGTTATCGGCGAGGAGGTAGTTCTTATGTGATGTTGTTTCCATGTCTCTATCGTGTTATCAGTTTATTCAGTATGCTTATCCTCACGTCTCTGTCTTCTATCCTTGCCACGTCAGCAAGGATGCCGACCATCCGGTCTTGTGTTAGCCGGTTGTGTTTCCGCCTTGATGCCTCCGGAAGAGGTATTACGCTCTCCACCTTTGCCCCTTGCTCCATCAGGTTCACCACCAAATCTTCAGCCCAGTCCCTGAACATCTTCGCACGCTCGCTCTTGATAAAGAAGCCAAGCCTCACGATCCCTCTCTTCGTCCAATAAGTCTGTTTGTTTTCGTTGTAACCGACTGATTCACATTGGTCGTTGGAAATTCCAACGCCCACAACGAAGTGCTTCCCCTCTGTTAATTCATCACTATGTTCATGCTTTTGTGACCTTATAGAAGATGCTGCTATTCCGAATCCGGCAGCCACATCCGCAGTTGTCATCAGAAACTCGTGTTCCTTGCTCACGATGATGGATACCTCCAATCCATCTGTTACTTTCATTTGTCTTTTTTCCATGATCTTATTTTTATTCGATTTCTATTCCTCCTAATTCCAGCGCCTTTGCCCGGATGGCTAGGGCTGTGGGGGTAAGCTTCTCCCCGCCAAGTGATTGTCTCACGTACTGAAAGCTGGTACTGAACTCCCTCGCCAGGTTTTGTTTTTCGCCGTGATCGACCACGATCTTCGGCATTTGTTTTTTTACCATCTTATTCATACTTTTGGATGTTGTGTAATTTACTTTTATGTCGTTTAATACGATGCAAATATAGATAATATATTTTCTAATACGCAAATTATGGATAATAAATTTTCCAATATTAAAGAAAGAATTTTATATCTTGTTGAATATCACGAAGATATAAAGGACGATTTTTTTAAAGAAATCGGGATGACTTACGGAAATTTTAAGGGAGAAAACAAAAAGACACCTATAAACTCCAATGCATTGGTTAATATTTTATCTAAATATGCTGATATTTCTGAGCGTTGGCTTCTTACAGGCGAGGGGGAGATGCTGAAGGAGGAGAAGGAAGAAGTCAAATTCGTGTCGGATCCGAAGGAAAACAAAAGGATGATTCCGTTTTACGACGATGTTTCCTCCATAGGTGGATGCAATAGCATATCAGCATCCATGGATGGATGTATGCCGGCCGGAGAATGGATAGATGCGGGAGACTGGTTTCACGAAGCGAGCGCAGCCATCCGCCACTACGGCGACAGCATGATCGAGTACCCGTCTGGTTGCATATTGGTACTAAAGAAGGTTGAAGACATGCGCCTTTTGCTGTGGGGGCGCAACTACATGGTAGAGACCACTGAATTCAGGATCACGAAACGTCTCCAGTCTGGAGAGAACAATACTATTGTGGCATATTCCAGCAACACGGACAAATATCCGGATGGAAGGCAGATACACGAGCCAAAGATCATCCCGCTGGAAAGCATCCGCAGTATATGGTTAGTGCTCGGATATGTGGTAAAGGAGTTCAGCTCAGGGACTGTGCGCATCCATCAGTGACGTTTCTTTGTGCCTTTTTTGCTTATCATGCGCATAAATAACTACAAATCAAGATATTATCTAATTCAAGTTTTGCGGATGCTTGTAATTTAGTAGCCACAGTTTAACAATAAAAACCACCTTTTTAATTGTTCATTAACATAATAAGACCCTTTGAAACGCTCGTTTTGACTGATATTTTGACCAATATTTGACCAAAATAACCTCATTTTAACAAAACATTAACAAAATGCGTTCATTTTCGTGCAGTCACGGAAATGGCATAAAAAAGGCCGTTTGAAACGCTCGTTTTGACTGATATTTTGACCAATATTTGACCAAAATAACCTCATTTTAACAAAACATTAACAAAATGCGTTCATTTTCGTGCAGTCACGGAAATGGCATAAAAAAGGCCGTTTGAACGGTGCGTTTAAACGGCCTTTTTTGCGGCAGCGGTATAATTGTGCATTGCGCTTCTTTTGCGTTGTGGTGGGGCTTCTGTGGCGTTGCGTGTGTGTTTTATTGTGTGTTCAGAGAGGCAAAAACAAAGCGCTGCAAAGCAAAATTAAAGTCAAATCAAAGGAATCACCGGTTTTGTCGTTCAAAAATTCAAGCAAAATTCAAGCAAATGTATATTTCGTTTTTTGCCCCATTTCCATAAGTCGCTGTTTTTCAACACGAACTAATGCGCATGTGTGTATAATTCATTTTATGCCCCTTAAAGGAATGGCGTTCAATTATACAAATGTTTGGCTTGTGGACGCCAATTCGTAGGAAAAGAACGGATTTCCACTTCGACAATATGGAATGATTATATGTTCGGTAAGCAGACTGTAAAAGAATTGTC